TTGATTACGACCGCAGCAAAGCGATTGCACAGCAGGCCGTCACGAGCTGGCAGAATCAGGGATTCACAGGCAGCGCGGTGGAGATTGCGACCGCGAAGCCGTCAGGGCAAATGACGACAACACAGGACGACGCAACAGGCGTCTGGACGACAGCGGTTCAGTTCGATCTGATGCACGTGGGAGTCTAAGGCATGGCAGACGTTTCAGTGACAGCGGCGAGCGTGGTGAAGACCGCCACCAGCCTGATTGGATACGGCACCGCCGGCGGGACTGTGACAGCCGGGCAGCCGGTGTATGCAGACACGACGGCCAGCAACAAGCTGAAGCCCTGCGATGCGGATGTCCTGGCATCGTCCAAGGCCATTGGGATTGCATTGCACGGGGCAAGCGACGGGCAGCCCCTTCAATACTGCTACGGCGGAAACCTGACATTCAATTCGGCGTTCACTGTTGGACAGGTCTACGTCTGCAGTGTGAACGCCGGAGGAATTGCACCTTATGCCGATCTGGCCACAGGGGACTTCGTCACGATCCTGGGCGTGGCCACGACCGCCACAAATCTAAAAATTGGTATTCTCTATTCAGCAACCGCAAAACCGTAATGAGGAGCAAATACAATGGCAGCAGGAACACCATTTACCGGCAAGTCAATGACATTCAAAACGGGGGCATCTCCGACCGAGGTTGACCACACAGGCAAGTGGGAATTGACGATCGGCGGAGCGTCCGCAAAGTACGCAACGAACAGCACAGGCGGTTGGCGCAAAACCACGGTTGGCGTGGGTGAGTGGTCCGGCACTGTTACTGTCATGCTGCACGCTGGCGGGGCGCAGCCACTGGCACGCGGTGACGAAGTGGCGGCGCAGTTCCATGCAGACTCAGACGACTACATCAGCGGCACCATCGTCATTACTGAGGTGGGGCCGATCACGCTTGACGCTGACAGTGGAGACCCGGTGGCGATTGATTACGCATTCGACGGGCAGGGTGCGCCGTCGAAGTCGGGCACAGCGTTTGACATCATTGCATGACCATTTTTTGAGGAGTGAAGACCGTGGCGGACGGGTTGTTCAATCTGATTGGCCGACGGGCCATCGAACTGACAAAAGACGGGCGCGTGTATCGGCTGGCGGTTCGGACGCTGGCCGATCACGCGCTTAAAGAACAGGCTATCCTGCAGCGTATGGGCAGCCCGTATGCAGGACTGGAGGAAATCAAAGATCCTGCACAGAGGCAAGCGGCATTCAAGATTGCAGCAGACGTGGCAGCACGTCCATTGATTGCCACACTGCAGGATGAAGAACGATTCGACGAATCGCTGCGCGGGATCGGGTATTCCGTCTGGCGGGCGTTGTCAGTGCATCATCCGGAGGAGTTTCCTCCTTCGCTGCCGATTGAACGCGGCATTCAGTTGGGCTGCGACTTCGTCGAGTGGTTCAGTGATATCAAGGCCATCATTCACGCGCTACACAAGGCGGAAGAACGGCCAGAGCTGGGAAACTGAAATCACCCGGTGGCGGGGGTGTCAATCTGCCGTCACGCAGAACAGTTCCGTGGGCCACGATCTTCCGGAATATGTCCGAGCGGTACGGATGGACGCCGGAGCAGATCGGCACACTGACGATGTACCAGGCATTGGCGTGGGCGGGAATGTGGTGCCCTGAAGACATCTGGCAGAAACAGGACGCAAAATAATGGCTGTGACAGTTCAAGAGGCACAGGTCATTTTTTCTGCCGACGGGATGCGGCAGGTGGACACGCAGGCGCGGCGTGCATCATCTGCAATGGATGGCATGACCGCAGCAGCGAAGCGCACAGGCAGTGCGTTGTCTGGCATCCGGAGTGCATTCAGCGGGATCGGCGGCACGCTGGCGGCGTTGGGCGTGACTGCGGGGGCGGTCAAGATGGCACAACTGACGATGGATGCGGAGAAAACCGCGATATCGTTTGAGGTGCTGACCGGCAGCGCAGAGAAGGCGAAAACGCTGCTGGATGACATGCGAAAACTGGACAAGAAAACCGTCTTCGGTCTGCAGGAGTTGTCCCAGGCTCAAAAGCTGATGATGAATTTTGGCGTGGGCACTGAGGAAGCGTTCGGCATCCTGACAAATCTGACAGAAGTGGCACAGGGTGACGTGGAACAACTGATGCTGCTGGCGCGTGGTATGGCGCAGGTCAAGGCGGCTGGCCGACTGATGGGCCAAGAAGCAAACCAGTTGATCAACAGCGGCTTTTCGCCGTTGTTTGAAATTAGCAAGTCCACAGGCCGGAGCATGGTGGACCTGAAGAAGGACATGGAAAACGGACTGATTTCTTACGACATGGTGAGGCAGGCACTGGAGGGACTGACCACGGGCGGCGGGCGATTAGCCGGAATGAATGAGCGAATTGCGCAGACAACAGGCGGGATGTTTGGCAAACTGCAGACCAGCATTGAGCAACTTGCCATTCAGATCGGCACCGCATTTTTGCCGATGGCGAATCAGATGGTGTCAGCAATCCAGGGCATTGTGGAGCCGATCAATAACGCCAGTTCAGCGGCTGCCGTCTTTGCCGGGAATGCGATGGCAAAATGGACTGAGATGAGGAACAATCTGGAGGACTTGGGGTTTGCGATTGGGTACATTTTCGGCAGCCTGAAGAATCTGGCGTCTAATGTCCTGAGTGACATCGGCAACAGTTTTTCGAATATGGCCACAATGGCCGTTGATACGGCAAAGGCCATTGCCCACAACATGAGTCCGGGCGTGTTGTTCGGTGGCGAAAAACGGATGGAGCTGCCGACACTGCAGCAGTCCGCACTGAAAAGCAGCACGAGCGACCTGACAGGCATCCTGCCGGGACTGCAGGCCGAACTGGCATTGATCAGACAGGGCCGCATCACAGCAGCGCAGGAAGCCGGACGCGAAGCGGAGAAGCGAAAACAGGGGCAGCAAATCGAGCGACCGGCAGCACCCGCATTGATACCGATGGCCGAACAAACGATGGCAGCCGCAGCGGAGCAAGTGCAGATCGAACGCGGCGGAGCCTTGCAGATGTTCCAGCGGCTGCAGGATCAACTGGCACCAAAGAAACAGGAAGAAATGCAGAAGCAGCAGATTGAACTGGCGAAACAGTCGCTGGAAGTCCAGCGGGCGATTGCCACAGGAATCACGGGGCTGCCACTGGTTCCGATTTTGGGATAAACGCAGATGAGTTACCCGGCATTTGTTGAGCACGAAGACAGTCCGCAGGAATCCGGCGACAGGTCCGGCGAGCTGTCATTCACGCGAATGTTTCTGACGGCGTGGGATGACCGATGGACATTCATTGCAGCGCATTACAGCAGCGGTGTTTTCGGTAAGCCGGCGTCGTATTCATCATACTGGCCGAGCGTGCGAGCCGACAAATTCACAATCGACAAATTGACACCGAAGCCGGTTGTTGAGTCGATTGCAGATCCGAACACGCAGCAACTCAGGCACGACACGCTGGCGAAAATTACGATTACTTACAGCCCGATGCAGATTGATGAGGAGCAGCAGCAAGACCCGAACGACCCGACGCCACTGCCTGCCGGCACATGGTGCACCTACACGCAGCAGAGCAATCTGGAATTCCGGACGGTGCTGGGTAGAAGTTGCAAGTGGGAGACGGACAACAAAGCATTGCCGGCGGATGTCACGCCAATCATACCAGAGGCAATCAGCACGCATGAGCTGACATGGCATCAGGTTCAGACTGTCCCGTGGGTGACGCTGGAGAAAATGAAGGGATGTGTCAACGAGAGTAATTTTCGAATGCCGGGCAGCCCGCAGACATTCAGGCCGGAAACGCTGTTGTTTGAGGGCTTTTCAGATGAAATCACCCTTAGTACGAATGGGCAATTCAGTACACGGAAAATCACGCTGAGATTCTCCGCGAAGTCACAAAAGGCGTTGACGACATCGCCTAGAGTGGCAAACGATCCCGAAGCAAATGTGGTCTACGGTTGGAATCACCAGTGGCGAGATGATACGGCAGATTATGACCGGGTGCTGTCTGCTGATTCAAATGATCCCATGTTCCAGACGTTTAACTTCAACACGTTGTGGACGGCGCAATCATGACGCAAGGCGATAAACACCCCGAGAAGTTCGCCAAAGGGCAGCGGCTGACGGCTGCTGGCCTGAATGAGTTGACGATTGCCATTGAATCCGTAATGGCGCGGATGATGGGGCAGCAAGTCGGCCAACCGATGGACATCAGTGGCAAGCTGGATGGCGATTTGGCACCAGCGAGCGACTTCGGAACGGGGCCAGCAACGGCAACGATGTCCGTATGGGACAAGGACACGAACGGCAACATGGTTGACACGGGACGGAATGAAACCGTGGTCAATCGGTTTCTTCGGATCAGCCTTCCCGCAACGACGATTGTCCAAGCCCGGTGGTTGAATGGCGAATGGCGAGTATACGCAGCAGACTGCGCGTGAGGTGTTCTGATGCTGTTGGGCCGATGCTGCAGATGCAAGACCGTTGAACCCGTGACGATCAAAGGACTGACCGCCAGCACTGGCGTGACTGAATGGGAGTACGGGCCGGGTGCATTGTGGGCGCAGCATTACGGGGCTGATCGAATCAGCGGGGTGGTGAACGAATACACGTCAATGGACAAATACATTGGCGTGGCCGGAATGGGTTATTTCGGCACGGCGGACGCACCGCGAAGGCATCCGACAACCGGAGCGGCTACCGCGAACGCAGCGCAGTGCCTGAAGCTGGTGAAGCTGGACAGCACAGACGGAACGGAAGTTGAATCGGCAACGATGCAGGGCGTGTTTGCTTACGCGCAGGTCGGCACCGGAGCATTTC